GTGAATATTAAGGATTCGAGTGGGAAACAGAAGCCATTACCCATGGAGCAGAACTTGTGGTAGCGTTTTACAACGCCACTCGAGCTATACTCTTTCGACCTTATTGCATTAAGAAATGCAAACCAGTCAGGGGGAAGGAGATTTTCACATAGACCAATGCTAATGCTATCACTAGCGCTAGAGAGGTCGATTGTAACAAATCCGTCTTCCGTATCATTAAGCGAGCCCTCTCGGGCAAGCTTCATGTTAATGGATTGATCAGAGAGATCGATACCGGTACGAAGCAGACAATGCCTCATAACGACGTCGACCCCTTTCTGAAGATATCCATTTACTAATGGCTCAACCGCAATGGCCCGATGGGTCTTTACGGTTTTGGGGACGAAGGCTATCTTATTATAAGTCACCATCTGGGTACGTTTCGCGTAAGCTCTATAAAAGAGTTCGCGATCACGACTATAGAAACGCGAATCGTCTGTATCCCGAGCAAGAAGCTCGAAAACGTGCGAGTCGCCAACTAAAGCCGCGTACCCATAGGCAAAGGCTCCCGGACTCACGGACCAACTGCTAGAAAGAAGCTTTCTAGCAACGTTGGTTGCATTACCGTGAACTCCGACATTGGCCCCAGGCCCAAAGCTGCAATGGGTATAAACCTGACCTAAATCGGGAGAGTCGCCGAGTACGTAACGTACAAAGTTTCTCATCCGAGATAGTTCACACTCATAAGGCGACCTTTTACGGAAAGCGCGGAAGCGTTGATTAAGTCGAGAGCAATGATGCTCAGCTTTATCAAACTTCCGCTTCGCTTCTCCTTCAGGATCGAATTGATTCGATCCCTTAGGATAAGGGAACTTTCTGAGGAGTGCAGCTAATTGATTCGCAGCGAAATGCTCCGCCGCCGTCTCATACTTCTGTGAGACGAGAGAATCAGCATATGCGACAAGGCCGTCAACGTTACGATTCCTTAACAAACCGGAAAAGTAGCTAAATGACGGGATTGAAGCACTGTGGGTCTTGCTTACCGATGAAATCAACTCAAGGAAGTTTTTCCAAGAATTGCTGGATAACTCCAGGTTGAGACGTTGCATCTCTTTCCTGTATTTGGGGTTCATTACGAGCTCCTAAGTAAATTACAGGTTGAGAGTGACTGGTTACAGTCAACCTCAAAACGACAATCGTCACAAGCACCATGCCTATGACGAGAACCACGTAACCGAGTCTCATGATAATAACGTACGTTAGTACGTTACCTTCTGAGACTTGACGTGGGTCTTAAAGTCCGCTCCGGAGAGGAGCGCACCCGTGTCGTTGAGAAGAGCGTCAACATCGGCGGAAGCATAGCCAACGGGAACGCTTACGTTGATCTCAACGATAGCATCACCACTTGTGGTGAGTGCACCGGTGAGAGTCAACGTACGCGTCAGCTTTGCCGAGGTGCGTCCAACCCCCGAAAATACAGCCGTCGCTTTGGGAGCAGTGCGCTTCAAGGATAGATCATCCTTGACGCTCACGGTTTTCGCAGCGCCGATGTATCCGACAGCATTTTGCTGATAGGAATCGGGGGAGTACGTTTTGGTATTGAAGACTAATGACATGGGATAATCCCTTAGTTGGTTTTAAATACTGAGAAATAATCTCAGCGGAGTTTTTGCAGCAGAAGTGCAATAGCATCAGCAGCACGCACCAAGTTAGTAAGTTTAAAATCATTCTTAATAACTATGGAGCCACTACCAACGCTATGTCGGGTTTTGCTTTTCTGGTACCGATAAACGGTACCAGAAACGGGTCGGACTACAGTGTAAGTACCAGACGGAACGGTTGTTCCGATGGCAGTATACGTAGTAGTCATTTCCCGTTCTACAACGAAGCAAGACCCGAGCTGGCGATAGCCAGGAGAAGGAGCTAAACTGCCGATAAAGTCCCCAATATTTAGGAACCAATCGACAACGAACGAGTAAGGGATTAATTCCCAAGGAAGAGTCACAAGACTCTTAAAGTCTAGCCCGAGCTGGTCAGCAAGGGTTAGATCAAACTCGTCTAGGCTCATAGCACGAACTTTGACAATATCGGTCTTTTGAATACCGAGAGATGTCTGTTGAAGTTCGACTATCGGGGAGAGAGCGACCTCGTACGAACTACGAGAATCGCTAACTGTATCGCGTGTTGTTTGACGATACGTTCCCAGCTTCTTCTGGAGTTCAGATGCGATCTTACCAATGTCGTGAACAAGAGGTAGAATACCATATCTACCCATCAGGTAACAATTGCCAACAGCTTTCGACCTTTCCAACAACGAAGCTCTTTTTGAGAGAAGCGTTGAGAGATTAGAAGAGAGTTGAGACAAGATACCTAACGTTTTGTTCATTTCCGCAAGGTCCTCCAAAGACTGAGCATTAGATCGCCCGCGTTTTGAAAGAACACTGGTAACGGCTTCAGCAACGAGTTTATTTATGTCACCCCCACTATACAATGAAGTTGGTGGAATGGTGCCGTCAGTAGACCCGTGGTGCGCTCTTACAAGGTAAGCAATCATATTAGCTTCAACCTTAGAGTTATGGCGTCGGGTGACGCCAGAACAGAGGAAGGAACTAACAGATTGGATTTGACCTCCCAGCCCCGGATCAAAGATCTGGGTGTTATCGTACGTTTTAGACATCGGGTTGAAAATAATCTCACCCCGTTTCTGCCGCGCACGAAAACCTGGAGTCACCGTATCAGTCATCGACTCAATGGTGCCAGTTTTCAGACCGAAATAAGACCCAGCGAATGTGTAGCTCGTTTCCGAGCAATTCACAAACAAAGAGTATTTATCGGCCTGCGAAGTGGCAG